GAGTATGCGGCTACAACGAGAGCGAAAAGAAAAGGAACAAAGGCAGGAAAACAGTTTGTTAAACAACCAAAGAACATAGCAAAGAAAACAAGAGCATATAGGAGAGTGTCATGAATAATAAATTAAGAAGCCCAAAAGATAAAAAGTTTAATGGGATGTCTGATAACAAGAATAACAAAACATCTGAATTGGGAATGATGTCTGTAAATGCAGGAAGAGATAATAAACCTGGAATAACTAAAACAGATATAATTTTAGCAGGACAAAAAAACGCTGCAAAAAAAGGGAGAGCATAATGGATTATTTACAAAATAAATGGATAGACATTAAATCAAGATGGAACAGCTTAAACAAAAAGGGTAAGGCTCTTGTTTGTGCTGTTGCAATAATTATTATTGTAGCAATAATACAAGGGGCATAATATGGGAACTAAAAGAGACTACACAAAAAAAACATTTGCAACAACACCTCTAGGTAAAGTAGATGCAGATAAAAAATATACTTATAAACACTTAACACCTAATTATAATTATAAAAAATTAGACGCAAAAATTAGAAAATTAGACACATACGATAGAGACTAATGGCTAAGTCGGATGCCGAAAAGAAAAAAGATTTTTTAAAAAAACATGGTCTTAAAAGATTTAATGTTTGTGTCATCCGTACTGAGGGTAATAAAAAAGGTAAGGTTGGAATACTCGTTAACGGGAAGCCCAAGCTCATTCGCTTCGGTGACGCTTCTATGGGTCATAACTACAGTCCAGAAGCTAGGAAGTCATTTAAATCAAGACATGCTAAAAATATTGCAAAAGGTCCGACAAGTGCTGCGTACTGGGCAAACAAATGTTTATGGTCAGGTAAAGGCGGTTCGAAGAAAAGCCCTCCTAAAAGTCAGCGAGTGGTTAAGGGAGCCAGAGGTTAAACTGAGCGGAAGAGTTTATAAAGCTATTAAAAACAAAGAGACAGTAAAACTAATTAAAGAAAAAAATTAATGGCTTATTTAAATCACAACTTACCACCATTTAGTGCATATATAAGAAATGAATATTTATATGACCACGAAAAAGGACATGGTGATTTTACATTTGCAGATGTACACACAGTAAATAGTTTAGAGAGAAGAGCATTATTATTTGAATGTTTATTACCCAACGGAGTAAACTGGACACGAAGACCTATCCATGCGTTTTGTTGGAAGAAAGATGCACCAAAACATAATTTAAATATACATCAATACTGGGATTGTTTCTCACCTTATGTTGATGTAAATAGAAGAAATAGATTAGCAAACTGCAGAGCAGAACTTGTAGATTATAAAGGTGTCAAAAGAAAAGGCACATACATGTTTACGATAGACTGGGCATGGGAAAATAAGGCAGGTGTATTAGATACAAACTTTAGTGAAGACCCTGAACACAAATGTGCCCATATGTTTAGAATGGATGACGGAAACTTTTTTGCTTATCCAAACAATAGAACTATTTGGTATGACGATGCTTTTATGGAAGAAAGATTAACAAAAAATCCGGGATACAAGATAGACCAGAATTTTTATACAGTAGAGAATACTAGAGAGGAAGATACTACAACTGACGATTCATACATGACTCAGTTTGAAAGACCTTAGTGAAATTATACTTTGACCATATTACGGGCAAATTAACTAACCACGATATAATTTATTCTCTAGCTTTAGCTAAGTTTGAAGAAAAAGAATATTGTCATGCTCTTGAAAATGGTTGGATACCCTTGTCATGGTACTACACAAAGTTAGATGGATTGACTTGGATTAACGCTAGGAACACAAGATTACTTTTAAAAAAATTTACATTTAGTAAAAAACAAAGAAAGATATTAAGAAAAAAAGATATAAGAGTAGAGGTTCATGATAAATTAGATGATACACTTTTCGTTACTATTTCCGATATTTATAAAAAATATATTAGATATAAAAAATTTTATGAAAAAGACTATGAAGAAGAAAGTGAAATTTTTGAAAAAGAAGACTATATCGATTGGAAATATTTTATCTATTATCACAAAGATAAACCGATAGCATTTACGGAATTAAAAGTTTTCGATAGTAAACATGTTCTAACGGGTCAGTTTGCTTGGGATTATCAACATCCAAAATTAGGAATGGGAACATATGCAACCTTATACGAGATAGACTGGTCCATCAAAAATAAATGTAAGAAATATTATTTATCTTACGGATATGAAAAGACTAGTGTATACAAATCTAGATTTGATGGATTTGAATTTTGGAATGGGAGAAGTTGGATAGATAATAAAATAACATATAAAAAATTATGTGAGTATGACACAGATGTGGAAACACTACCTGAGTTAAATAAATATCAAAGAAAGTATTTTGAGGTGATTAATTAATGCCAGTATACACATACAGAAATATAAAAACAGGTGAGATATGGGATGAGTATTTACCTATCGCCGATAGAAAGACACCTTTAAAAAATAAAAATATAGAACAATTAATAACCGCACCAAGGTTAAGTTTTATAGAAAGAAGGGAACATGGTGCAAGAGACCAAATGATTAATACAGCTAGGAAAGGTATGAAAGAAAGACAAGCAGAAGAAAAAGCAGGTATTAGAAAAAGTCCTGATTGGTTGAAAGAAAGAACAGAAAGACATTTACAGAAGGTAAGAAATGTTAGTTCCTGAAAAAAATAAACAAATAACAGAGAAGCAAGAAAGTTTTTTAAAACATTTATTTACTGACGCTCATGGTAATCCAAGACAGGCTGCTAAACTTGCAGGGTATGATGAAAGCAATTATCAGTCAGTGGTTAAATCTTTAAAACAAGAAATAATAGATAGAGCAGAAGCAGTATTAGCTACACATTCACCAAAAGCTGTTATGGGAATGGTAAATGCATTAGAAGAGGATGGAAGTATTCCTGGTGCTAATGTTAGATTAGAAGCAGCTAAACAAATTTTAGATAGAGTTGGAATATCTAAAACAGAACGCATTGATGTAAATGCCAAAGTCCAACACGGGATATTTATTTTACCACCAAAGAATGTATGAACCTAAAAAAATAAGAGGTACATTAATTCCTTTTGGATATAAAAAATCAGAAGACGACCCAAAGACAGTTATTCCGATTCCTGAAGAATTAGATGTATTACAAGAAGCAATTAAACTTCACAAAAAAGGACAGTCACTTCAAAAGTGTGTAGATTATATTTATTCTAAAACAAAAAGAAAAATTACAAGACAAGGTTTTTATAAGATTGTAAATAAAAACAATATAAAAAAGAAAGCAAGAGAATCAGCTAGAGAACAATTAGACTATCAAAGAGATAGAGTATTAAAAGCTAAAAGAGAATTAGACAAAGAAAGAAATAAACTACAAACTAAAAATAAAAAAATAAAAGATTTAGATATTGTTTTAGAAGGTAAAGTTAAAACAGTTATAGATACTAAAGATATAGAAGAAGCTTCACCTACAATAAAAAAAGCTTTTGAAGAAAAAGATGTAATCTTTCAACCTAACGAAGGACCACAATCAGATTTTTTAGCATCATCAGAAAGAGAAGTATTCTATGGTGGAGCAAGAGGTGGTGGCAAATCTTATGCTATGTTAGTAGACCCACTTCGTTATTGTGATAAACAACATCACAGAGCATTGTTAATTAGACGAACAATGCCAGAACTTAGAGATTTAATTAATCACTCTCAACAATTATATTCCAAAGCATATCCTGGAGCAAAGTGGAGAGAGCAAGAAAAAGAATGGAGATTTCCTTCAGGTGCTAGAATAGAATTTGGATATGCAGAAAACTTAACTGATGCATTAAGATATCAAGGACAGTCTTATACTTGGATTGGTATAGATGAATTACCACAATATCCAACACCTGATATATATAACTTTCTTCGTTCATCACTAAGAAGTGTAGACCCTGAAATACCTGTATACATGAGAGCAACAGGAAATCCAGGAAATGTTGGTTCACTTTGGGTAAAAGAAATGTTTGTTGACCCTTGTGAATCAAACAAAAGATTTGATGTAGAAATACCAACACCTATGGGCATTAAGGTAATATCAAGAAAATTCATACCTGCAAAGTTACAAGACAATCCTTATCTAATGCAGACAGATGACTACTATGCTATGTTGGCATCTTTACCTGAAGTACAAAAGAAACAATTTTTAGAGGGTGATTGGGATGCATATGAAAGTTCTTCATTCCCTGAATTTAATAGACAGATTCACACAATAGAACCTTTTGATATACCTAGAAATTGGATGAGGTTTAGAGCAGCAGACTGGGGATATAGTTCACCCGCATGTTGTTTATGGTTCGCAGTAGATTACGATAATAATTTATTTGTATATAGAGAACTGTACACTAAAAGAAATACCGCCGATATATTTGCAAGAAAAGTTTTAGAAATGGAAGATGGTGAATATATTAGATATGGTATTCTAGATAGTTCTACTTGGGCAAGACGAGGAGACATAGGACCTAGTATTGCAGAAACTATGATACAAGAAGGATGTCGTTGGAGACAATCTGACAGAAGTCCTAGAAGTAGAATAGCAGGTAAAGTAGAAGTACACAAAAGATTAAGGGTAGATGAAGATACAGGATATCCTAGTATGTTTATATTTAGTAATTGTTTAAATTTAATTAGAACATTACCGATGTTACCTGTTGATAAAAATAATCCTGAAGATGTAGATACAACTGCAGATGACCATGCTTATGATGCACTTAGGTATGGATGTATGAGTAGACCTATCCACCCTGTATCACAAAGAGGCAATGACTTCTTAACATCTACAGAAAGACAAGATTCTGCACCTGCAGATAGCGTATTTGGTTACTAATGAAGTTACCCAAGTATGTAACAGTAGGACCCTTTACAGTACAATTAGTATGTGTACCACACGAACTAATGTATGAAGTGTCTGAAGCACAAGGAACATTTGTAGTAAAACCTCCCTACAAAATATATTTAGATAGAGAGATGATACAAGCAGGTGGTCCAGATGCTGTTAATGTCGTAATACATGAGTTATTACATTTAGGTTTTTATCAGTATCATTTAAAAGAAAAAGAAGAAGAGACTATAGTTAATTCTTACGGAAACTTTTTAACAGAAGTTTTATGTCATTCTGAATTAAAGGAATGGATAAGACATAATACAAAATAACAATAGGAGAAAATAACAATGGCAATCATGAAGCAATACAAGCAAGGTGACTTACCTGAAAATTTATATGGTAACGAAGCATCTAAGCAAGGTGATAGTAAGATTAATGTCGTAAAGCCAGGAGCAGCATTACCTGCAGATATTTATGAAGGTGGCGTTAACAAAGACTATCCCAAAGAAAATAAAAACACTGTTGACGGAAAAGTATTTTCATTAGCTGACGAAAGAGATTACTAATTTAAATGCCACACGAAAATACAGTAGGCGGAGTATTTTCTGAAGACGATGATGTAACTGCCCTAGATAATAAAGAGGATAGAAGTTTTGATAATTTAGGTTCTATAATAGAATCTAGATTAAAAGAATCAGAACAGGCTAGACTTTATGATGAGAAAAGGTGGTTAAGAAGCTACAGAAACTATAGAGGTATCTATGGTTCTGATATGGCTTTTCGTGATTCAGAAAAATCTAGAGTTTTTGTCAAGGTAACAAAGACAAAAGTTCTTGCTGCTTACGGACAATTAATAGAAGTTTTATTCTCGCAAGGTAAATTTCCTATTGGAATATTCCCCACTAAAGTACCTTCAGGCGTTAGTGAATATGCACATATAAAACCAGAGAACATGAAGAATCCTCGTATGGAGGATATCTATGGTTTTGATGGAGACGGAAGAGAGATGTCTCCTGGAGCTACCGCCGATAGTATTTTAAATGGATTAGCAGAAAAGTACGCAGAGGCAGGATTTGAAAAAGGACCTGCTCCTGATTTAAAGAATATGCCACAGATAGAACCTGCAGATGAGGCTGCTAGGAATATGGAAAAACTTATCCATGACCAATTAGAGGAAACTCATGCAATATCTGTTATGCGTCATGTATTATTTGAAATGTGTTTATTAGGCACAGGTATTTTAAAAGGACCATTTAACTACGAAAAGCCCGAACACAAGTGGGAGTTAAATGAAAAAGGTGAAAGAGAATACTCACCTACTAAAAAATTAGTACCAAGAGTAGAAGCAGTTAGTTGTTGGGATTTATATCCTGACCCTGATGCAGTACAAATCGAAGATGCAGACTATGTAATTCAAAGACATGTCTATACTCGTTCTCAAGTAAGAGACTTAATGAATAGACCATTCTTTAGAAAGTCAGCTATCGAAGATTTACTATCTTATGGTTCTAACTATGAAACAAGAAGTTATGAAACAGCTTTGTTTGATAGAGAGAATCAAGAGGAGTTTAGTAAAAATAGATATGAGATTTTAGAGTATTGGGGTGTTATGGATAAACACTTTGTAGAAGAAGCAGGAATAGAAATACCTGATGACATTGATGACGACTTAGATGAAATACAAATCAATGCATGGGTATCAAATGGACACATTTTAAGATTAGTATTAAATCCATTTACACCTGCAAGAAATCCCTTCATGGTATGTCCTTATGAAATAAATCCTTATCAATTCTTTGGCGTGGGCATACCTGAGAATATGGATGATGCACAAACAATTATGAATGGTCATGCAAGAATGGCTATTGATAATTTAGCATTAGCAGGAAACTTAGTCTTTGATATAGATGAGACAATGTTAGTTCCAGGACAAGACATGTCTGTATTTCCTGGAAAAATATTTAGAAGACAAAGTGGACAAACAGGACAAGCTTTACATGGATTAAAGTTTCCTAATACAGCACCTGAGAACATGCAGATATTTGATAGGTTTAGACAACTAGCAGATGAATCTACAGGTATACCTTCTTACTCACACGGACAAACAGGAATACAATCTACTACTAGAACAGCTTCAGGTATGTCGATGTTGATGGGAGCTGCAGCACTAAATATAAAAACAGTAATTAAAAATGTAGATGATTATTTATTAA